GGAGAACATATAAAATGGCTGAAAAATTAGTATCACCTGGTGTGTTTACAAGAGAAAACGATTTGAGTTTCATCGCAACTGGCGTTGGAGAAATTGGAGCTGCAATCGTAGGACCTTTTAAACAAGGACCAGCATGGAAACCAACAATAGTAACTAGTCAATCTGAATTGACTGAAATTTTTGGTTCTGATGATAGCTCATACTATACATCATTAACAGCACAAAACTATTTAAGAGAAAATGGTGTTGTAACAATTTGTAGAACTGCAGGTTTAATTGGATATAGTGAACTAACTCCAATTTTCTTAACTGCTCATAATACCTCAAGTGGTGTATCAGCATCAGTAGCTGTATTATTTTCTACTGATTCAACACTTCCATTATCAACAGGTTTAAGTACATTGGGTACTGCGGGAAGTGGTGATTTTTGGATAAGTGGTTCAAATATCAATGCTTATAGTGCATCAATAGATCCAACTGATACATCTGATATTGAAGATGTTTACGGTGTTTCTCCATTAGGAGCAAAAGGTGCTTATGTATATGCATTATTTAAAAATAGTGGAAGTTTTGGAATTACATACAATTCAAACGTACATGTTACTGCGAGTGTTGGTGGTGTTCAAGATTTTACATATGAAGCAAGTACAGCATATACTCCTTGGGTTAAATCACAGGCAATAAGTGGTGATAGATATGATTTGTTTAAATTCCATACAATTGCAGAAGGAGATAACGAAAATAAAAGAGTTAAAATTTCAATAGGAAATGTAAAACCAGCAGGAAGTGTTAAAGGTTCTGATTATGGTTCATTCTCAGTATATGTTAGAGCATTTGATGATACAGATTCAAAACAAACTATATACGAACAATGGGATAATGTAAATTTAGATCCAACTTCTACAAATTATATAGCAAAATTAATTGGTGATATCGTTACAACTATTGATAATAATGGAAAAATTACAGAAACAGGTGAGTTTTTAAATAAATCAAAATATGTAAGAGTTGAAATTAAAGATTCAGCTTTATATCCTGTAGTAGCAGTTCCTTATGGACATGGTGCTTATACATTATTTGTAAGTGCATCAGCTGCAATTTCAAACGCAATTCCAGCAGTAACATATACTACAGCATCAAATGATTCATCTGCAAGATATAGTGGTATAGATTTACAAGGAAATACAGATAATTTAATTTATTTAAAAGCAATTCCATCAAATGCAGGAGTAGGTTCTAATTCAGTATTTGGATTAGATACTGTAAATGGTTTATCATTAACAGGTTCAACCGCTTCTGATGTTGCTAAAAGACAATTTACAATAGCATTCCAAGGCGGATTTGATGGTATGAACCCAACAGTTAAAGTTGCAAAAGATGGTGATAATGAATTTGGTTCAAACAATTCTCAGGGATTTGATTTGGAAGGTTTGGATAGTGGTTCATACATTAAATGTTTAAACGCATTATCAAATGCAGACGAGTGGGATATTAATTTATTAGCAATGCCAGGTGTAATTTACGATTGGCATCCTGTTGTAGCACAAGCCGGTATAGATTTGTGTGAAGGTAGAGGAGATGCATTCTATATAATGGATGCATATAAAAATGAAAATTTATCTACATCACCAGATAATGTAGTTGATGCAGTAAAAGATTTAGATACAAACTATGCAGCAGTTTACTATCCTTGGTTAAAAACAAGAAGTGCAAGTGGTAATACAATTACGATTCCACCTTCAGTATTAATGCCGCGTGTATTTGCAAATAATGATAATCTACAAGCTGAATGGTTTGCACCAGCAGGTTTGAATAGAGGTGGTGTTGTAGGTGCTAATGGTATAACAAATAGACTTACTCACGCAGAAAGAGATACATTATACGAAGGTAGAGTAAATCCAATCGCAGTATTTCCTGGACAAGGAATAAGTGTTTATGGACAAAAAACATTGCAAGCTAAACCTTCAGCATTAGATAGAATTAATGTTAGAAGATTATTAATAACAGTAAAGAAATTTATTGCATCAACTTCTCGTTATTTAGTATTTGAACAAAATACTACCGATACTAGAAACAGATTCTTAAATGTGGTAAATCCATATTTAGAAAATATCCAACAAAGACAAGGTTTGTACGCATTCCGTGTTGTAATGGATGAATCTAATAACACACCAGATGTAATTGATAGAAACATATTAAAAGGTGCTATCTTCTTACAACCAACTAAGACAGCTGAATTCATTCAAATTGATTTCAACATCTTACCAACTGGTGCAAGTTTTGACGCATAAAATAAAAAAAAGATATACTTATATAAGATAAAGGAGAAATAAAAAATGGCTGACGTTCTATCATTTGACAAAATATTTACTACGAACTTTGAACCGAAGTTAGCGAATCGTTTTATCATGGAAATTGATGGTATTCCATCTTTTATGGTAAAAACCGCAAACAGACCAAAAATTGAAAGTGAAGTAGTAGAATTAGATCATATTAATCTTAA